TCGCACGGATCAGGGAAGCCGCGCTCTTGACCCGGACGAGCGAGGCGGCGCTCTTCGCACGGATCAGGGAAGCCGCGCTCTTGACCCGGACGAGCGAGGCGGCACTCTTCGCGCGGACCTTCGAGGACGCGGTCCGGGAGACGAGACTCCGCGACGCCAGGCTCTTCGCACGGACCAAAGATGCTGCACTCTTGACTCGCGCCAGCGATGCCGCGCTCTTGGCCCGAATTACACTGCGGGAATGCCTCGCGCGCGACGCCGCGCTCTTCGCCCGGACTAACGAGGCCGCGCTCTTGGCGCGGACCAATGACGCCGCTGATTTCACACGGACGAGCGATGCCGATGCCGCAGATTTCACGCGCACCAGCGACGCTGCGCTCTTCGCCCGGACGAGCGATGCTGCGCTCTTGACGCGCACCAGCGACGCAGCGCTCTTGGCACGGACGAGCGATGCGGCGCTCTTGACGCGCACCAGCGACGCCGCGCTCTTCGCCCGGACGAGCGATGCGGCGCTCTTGACGCGCACCAGCGACGCCGCGCTCTTGCGGACGACGCTGCGGGAATGGCGCGCGCGGGATGCCGCGCTCTTCACACGGGCGAGCGACGCCGCGCTCTTCGCCCGGACGAGCGATGCGGCGCTCTTGACCCGAACGGCGGACGCGGACGCGCTGCGCGATCGGCTCTGGGATCGTTCCTCGATCACTGCCTGTGGAATCGCCGGCGCGCAGAACCTCGGCGGGAAATGTCTCATGTCCGCTCCTTATCGGCTTAACAAGGGCCGTTCGCCACGCTTCGTGCGCCGGAGTTAGCGCCCGCAAGCGAACCACTGTAGCTGTAGAACGTGTATGGGTTTCCCGAAGTCGGATCGACCGGGTGCTGACCGGTAGGTGTGACCTCATAATATGCGGGAGGGCCGGAGGGTCCCGACATTTCCAAAATCCAAGCCTTCTGCGAATCGTCAATATCCGAGGTCTTCCACTCAAGCGTTATGGGGACGAGTAGTGATGAATACACCGGCCCCAGCGCACGAGTGAGCGTCCACGATCCGTTCAGGTAAGCGAAATCGCCGGTCATCCCGGAAACGGTGAGGCAGAGATAATCCGGGGGCGGCGCGGCCTCCGAACGCGATCTCTTGCTCTTCCAGCGAACGAGAGAGGCTGCGCTCTTCGACCGTATCAGCGACGCCGCACTCTTGGCGCGTATCAGCGACGCGGCGCTCTTCGACCGGACGAGGGACGCGGCGCTCTTCGACCGGACGAGGGACGCTGCGCTGAGCCGCTTGACCACGCTGCGGCTCTTCTTGCTCGCGCTGTGCCGCTTGACCGTGCTGCGGCTCTTCTTGCTCGCGCTTCTCGCCCGAATAAGCGACGCCGAGCTCTTCCGGACGATGCTCCGGGAGTGCCGGTGTACCTGAGAGAAATGCCGGCTCGTGGACCGATGTTCCGACGCCTTCCGGCTGACCGATTTGTGATGGGAGACCACGCTCTTGCTCATGCGGCTATAGGATCTCGCCAGGCTGAGACTCAAACGGCTCCGACTGCGGACCTTGCTCCGGCTGATCCGGCTGCGGCTGATCCGGCTCCGGCTGATCCGGCTGCGGCTGATCCGGCTCCGGCTGATCCGGCTGCGACTCATCCGGCTCTTGCTCCGCGCGACACTGCGGCTGATGTGACTGCGGCTGCGGGCCAGGCTTCGGCTCAATCGGCTGCGGCTTCGCCGGTGGCTCATCGCACTGCTGCTGCGGGCGATGCTCCGGCTGATCCGGCTGCGGGATTTTGCCAGGCTCCGGCTGATCCGGCTCCGGCTGAGGCGGCTTCGACTGAGTCGGCTGCGGCTGATCCGGCTTCGGCTCAGGCGGGATCGGCTCAACCGGCTCCGGCTGATGCGGCTGCGGCTGATGCGACTCCGGCTGATTCCGCTCCTGCTCTTCCCCATGCTTGCGCTGCGTCCCTTGCTGCCGCTGACATGGCTCCGGCTGTGGACGACGCTCTTGCTCAGGCGGCTGCGGCTGACGCGGCTGCGGCTCAACCGGCTGCGACTGATCCGGCTGCGGCTCATGCGACTGCGACGCAGTTTCCGGCTGGCGCTGCGGATGTCGCTCGCGCTTTCGCTGCGGTCCAGACTTCTGCTGACTTTGCGGCTCGCGCTGCGGATGTCGCTGGCGCTCTCGCTGCGGTCGCGGCTGGCGCTGCGGACGTCGCTCGCGCTCTCGCTGCGTTCCCGGCTCTTGCTCTCGAATTTCGATCTGCTGCGGTCTCTGGATTGCGAGCCGCTCACGCTCGCCGCGGCGGACCGGCCGCCGAGTTGCACGCCGCCGTCGGGCAGCCTGCGAGCCCAGAGGCCGGGGCCAAGCTCGACGATGTTGCCCTCAGCCTGCGTCGCGTCGTCGTTGATGAAAACAATCTGCATCAGCTTCCCGCCTCGATCCGAACAATTCCGGGCGATTTCTGCGTGGCATACAAAGGCGCGCTCAGCCGGATGTAATAGGCGTCCTGCCACCAGTCGCTGGCGCGGCTTCTGATAAACCACGAACCGGCGCGCTCGCGGGTGATCTCGACGATCGCGCAGCCGTCGCCATTGTCGAAGTCATCCGCCAGGTCCTGGACGCGCAGCGGGCCGGCCTCGCTGAAGATGGCCAGCGGGCTTCGCATCGAGCAGCCGAGCCGGTCTCCCGATTGCAGGTCCCAGGGCCATCCATCGGGAAGACTGTCTTTGTCGTAGCGAACCGGCGAGGGACCGGCGTATCGCACCCAGGGCACATCGCCGTCCTTGACGCCGGTGAACTGAATGATGCCGAGCCGAGAGAGTCCGCCCGTCGTCGGCATCCGGCAACCGCCGTACTGAGGACTGAGGCCCTCCGGGAACTGGTAAATCTCGACCACGGACCAGGGCTCGGCGTCGTCGCCGGAATAAGCCGCCTGGATGCAGTCGCGGAGGTCCTGCGGCGTCGGCTGGAGGCCGAAGGTGACGCCGGATGGTCCGGCGCGTCCGGCGACGCCGGGGCCGGCGCGGAAGCGGTCCGCCATGGCGGCGCCGCGCTGGACGTCGCGGAAGAACTTGGAATTCAGCTTGTCGCCTGCGTTCATGTCACCAGTCTTCCTGAGAGCCGCTCATGTTCAGGTCGCCGAAGTTGTACGCTTCCAGCAGATCGTTTCCGGCGGTGAGATATCGCCGCGGCATCCGCACATTGCCGAGGATGCTGATCGTGTAGCGCGTCTTGTCGCCCGTGGTGGATTTGTCCGCCGGCTGAAGATTTGTGTATGCCCACGGATGCTGATGCATGGGGTACGCGACGCCGTTATAGATTTGGAGAAGGTGCTCGAACTGGAAGGTGCAGACGTAGAACGGGCTGCGCTGGCGCGTCAATTCCGCCATCGAGAACAGCCAGTAGCCTTCGCTGTAACTCTCGGCCGGGCTGTCGGTGACGAAGAAATCGGGGGACCATCCGTCCTCATTCACGGAACCGACGAGCAGCTCGCAGATCTCGCGCTGGCCTTCTGCGCCCTCGACCATGTCGGCGGTCAGCGCTGCAACGATCGTGAGCGTTGAGAGCGGGATGATCCTCGGCTCGCCAATGTTGTCCGCATTCATCGCCTGGGGCGGATCGTCCAGGGAGACGATGAGGTTTTCGGTCTGCCCCTGCGCGCGCTCATCCCACCGCACGATTCCGGGATTGAAGCCTTCGTACATCAGGGTGACGAGGGATGCGCTTTGCGAGAAGCGATCCGCGCCGTAGTCCACGAGATAGACCTTCGTGTCGTCGCCGTCCACCGTGATGTCTATCGTGTCCGGCACTCCGCTCAAGTCGCTGATCGCATCCTCGGGATCGTCGTCACAGAGGTACATTCGCTGGACGGTGATCTGGCGCGCAAAGCCGTCATATTTGACCTTGCCGAGCGTGCGCGTGGCGTCGGTTTCGTAGAGACGATCGTAGCTCATGTCAGTTCCCGACGATCAGAGGCTGGCCGGCATTCCGGCGCAATTGATCGAGAATCGCGTCGAGCTTCGCGCCCAGGTCGCCGGACGCCTGCGGCACGGCGCCGGCGACGACGCCCTGGGCGCCCGGCGCGCCGGCGGCGTAGATCGTCCTGTCGAGCTTCCGCGTCTTTTCGATGTCGCGGGCCGCGCGCTCGTAGCCGGTCGCCTGGACGCCGGCTTCCTGAGTGGCGGCTTCTTCAGCTTCGGCCGTGGTCAGTTGCGCGTGGCCGGCGTGCAGGGCGAGCGCACCCGCAGTCGCACCGAGAGGGCCGGCTGCACCCACAGCCGCTTTGACGTACCAGGGTTGGTCCTGGAATTGCGCGCCAAGCGAGCCGCGGCGGCCTTGCGCGTCCTGATAAAGTTTATCCTGCAAAGCCCGCGCGTCCGCGGCTTTCCGGCGAAGTTCGGTTTCCTGCGTGGCCAGGTCGCGGTCCTGTCGCTCCGCTTCCAGCGTGCGCATGATGGGCGCGGGCGTGCCGAGCGCCTTCGCGGCGGCGAGCTCGGCTTTTTCGCGCGCGGCGCGCGCCGCTTTCTACGCCTCGGGACCGCCCTGGAGCGCCTCCAGCTTGCGCTGCTGGAGTTCGAGCGCAGCATCGCCGCTGATGGTCCGGGAAATCTGCGTGGCGACGCCGCCGACGAAAGGAAGATCGCGGAGGATTTCGCGCTGCGCCTCGCGGAACTTGATGAGGTGCTGGAGCGCCTCATTCCCCTTGCCGGGATCAATGAGGTTCTGTTCCTCGATCGCCTTCAGGCCGCCGGCCACGGATGCGCTCGCCAGGCGCACGCCTTCCATGATCCCGATGCCGCGAAGAATCTGCGATTTGAAATGGCCGGTGAGCTTTTCGCCGAGCGACGTGCCCGCGCGCTCGGCCTCCGCGCCGGCTTCCTGATGCGCGGCGCGCAGGCCGCCCGAGAGTTCCTGCGCGTCCGCGCGGATTTTCACGAAGACGTCGCCCAGATCTTCACCCACGGTCTAAGTTCCTTTGCGCATGGCCGCGTACTGCGGCCATTCTAGGTTCCAGAATTCCAGCCACGTCAGGCCGAACCGATCGCGGAGGCGCTCGAACTCGCCGATCCAGTTTATTTCGGCGAGTCCGGAGTAGGGTCCGCGCCGGGCGCCCGCCCGGGATCCGGCGGCGCCGTCAGCTTGCTCTCGAAGAGCAGCCGATCGGTCAGCGCGGGATTCTCATCGCACCAGGCGATGACCTGCTCTTCGGTCACGTCCTTGTGGTTCCGCGCGATGCAGCGCCAGAAGAGGAAGGCGCTGCCTTCGGGCGAGAGCATCGCCTCCAGGCGTTCCTTCTGCGACGGATCGCGCGCGATGACCTGCGCCAGGACCTGCGCCGCGGTCTCCGGCGCCAGCTTCATCCGATGGCGCATGACCGTCTCCACGCGCTCATCACGGATGCGCTGCGCGAGCGCCACCAGGTCGCTCAGCCGCACGCGGCTGACCTGATAATTCTTGTCCCCGATCGTGATCGTCATCAGCGCCGCGCCGATACTCGCTTCATCGGACATCTTGTGCTCCTCAATCAAAAACAGTTCTCACGCAAAGGCGCAAAGACGCCAAGTCCTCGGAAGGGCATCGCGCCCACGGCCGACCAGACGCAAAGTGGCAAAGCCGCCAAGGTTAATGAACTCATTTGCGCCCTTGCTTCTTTGCGTCCGTCCGAGCGGACGTAAACCGAAACGGACCTTGCGTCTTTGCGCCTTTGCGTGAAACATGTTGTTCTCTATGCCGCCGTGATCGCGCCGAGGCCGAGGAAGCCGATATTCCACTCGGCATCGGGCTGATCACGGTTGACGCCGATCTCCGCTGTCGTGACGACGATGTTGCCGCTGAACTGCCGACCGCCGGAATCCGCGATCAGTGTCGCGGCGCCCGTCGCGCCGCCTTCAGGCGGACTTCCGGTCAGCGTCGGGTTTGCGGTGGCCTTCCACGGGATCCGCGCCATCCTGGACGAGCCGTCCACATGGACGCCGATCGTGATGTCGTCACAGATGATGAGCGGGACGGAATAGCTCAGCCCGGTCGCAATGGTGAAGACGCCGGTCGCGACCGTCAGCGGGAGCGGCAGCGCGGTCGTGTCCTCGACATAGACCTGGAAATCGCCCTCGATGAACTTGAGGACGTTCACCGAGACGTAGTTTCGCCACGTGTCCCCAAACTTCGTCGCGTGAAGCTGCTCGGCATTGCAGCCCATCCGCAGCGTAAAGGCGAAGGGGTTTGCGAGATAGGCCGGCCCGGTGATCGCGGCCGTCGCATTCACGGTTTGCCGGCATTTGTACGACCCCTTCATGCCCATCAGATTGGCGGAGGCGAATGTGCGGTAGCCATTCGTCGGCTGAAATGGCGTCGTCTCGCGCACGAGACCGGCGATCCGCGCCTCCCACGAAAACGGGCTCTGCGCGAAGCCGCTTACGAAGGTCACATTTCCCTTGGAACCGGAAATCGGCAGGTCCGGCATCGGCGTTCTCCTAATTCTGAGCCAACCCGGCAGTAAAGCAACGCGCTTACTGCGGGGCAAGCTGGTACTGGACCATCCATTCGGCCCAGATCTTTATGATGTAAGAGTCCACCACTTCCTGCGGGATCGTCTCGCGGCGGACCTGGATGCAGGTTGCATCCTGGAGCCGCAAGGTCGCGTCGAGCAGCTCGGCATCGAGCTGCTTCACGATCGCGAGGGCGCGCGCGCCGCGGTCGAACTCGAATTCGTCATAGACGTCCACCTGGACGCGCGGCTCCTCGATGTTGCGGCCGCCGAAGATGCGCAGGATTGGTCCGCCAATCGGCGTGAGGATGACGCGCGGAAATCCCGCGTCGCCGATGGACTTCGGCGCCAGAATCTCGTAGATGCGCCCTCCGACGCGCGCCGTCGTCGCATTCGCGCCCGGCCGCGACTTCAGATAATCCATCATCGCGCTGATGACTTCGGTCATTTGCCGATCCCTCGCGCGAGGATCTCCCGGATCTTCTTCAGGTTATTTCGCAGCGCCGGCCGCAGATAGGGCCGCGCGGGAATGACGACGGTCAGCTTGGACTTCTTCGTCAGCGCGATGCCCTTGTAGAAGTCGGATTGATCGGCTGCCGATTGCGCGCCGGACATTTCGGCCATTCCTTTGCCCTTCAACCCGCTGCGGAATGCGCGCGCGCTGCGCTTCATGCCCGTTCGCGCTGCGCCTTCCATTTTGTAGTACATCGCCCAGGCCCAGGCGCGCATGCGCGCCGTCACGGTCGGATGCGTCGTGCCGCCGAGTTCGTGGATCCGCGCGTAGATCAGCTTCACGACACCGATGCGGCCGGTGATCTCCGGTCCTTCGCCCTGGATGTCGTAATTGATCGAATTGATGAGTTGTCCCGATCGGCGATGCAAACCGCTCTCGCCGCCGGTTCGCACGTTCTGCCGCGCGGCGCGTTGCACGAGGATGCACGCGGCCTCGACATTGCCTTTCAGCCGCGCCTCGATCTTCCGCGCAATCTCATCGCCGTGATAGGTGTTTTCGGCCATTACATATTCACCAAGTTTGAAACTACGGACCGCTTCGCGGCACACGGATAACGCACGGGGCGGAAGTTCGGAACTTTCCGCACTGTGTAAATCCGTGTGCGCCGAAGGCGCCCGTGGTTGAAATTTGCATTGTCACCAGCTCTCGCAATCGAGCAAAAGAAACTTGTCCGCAAAATCCGGGTTCTTGATCGTCAGGATCCGGAAGAGCGTTCCCTCAAAGTTCACGCGATCGGTCGCGAGCACGTCGAGCCGCGCATTCGGGAGAAGAATGAGATGCGTCCCCATCGCGTCCGGCGCGCCGCCGCGCATGCGGACCTGCTCGCTCGGCGTCGTCACGCGGCACAGGACCGCTTCGTGCAACGGCTGCCAGTTTTCGGGCTGGCCATCCGCCGCGCGGTTGCGCTCGATGGCGATCCGATGAATGCACATCGCTCGTCGGCTCATCGCTCTGCCGTCCAATCCGACACGCAGACGTTGCGAGGCTGCGTTTTCGTCTTTGACCAAAGATGAACTTCGGCCGCCTTGTAGCGGCCGGTGGTGAAGATGCGGTAAACGAACCGCAACTCGGCGTTCGTCAGCTTCCGCAGAAGTCCATTGCGGGCGGTGACAACCATCGCCGTCCTGCGCGCGTCATTGCTCATAAGATGATCCTCCGGTGGAGCGCCAGGGCGGATTGCAGGTCTGCGCCGCGCTCGATGATGCTCTTCGAGTGCCAGGTCAGCCCGCCGAAGGTTTGATCCTTCAGATTCTGATCGCCCTCGATGTCATCGAGCAGCCTCTTGACCATCTCGATGCAGATCTGTTCGATCTCGGCCGGGACGGTCGTGAAGCCGCCGGTGTAATCCACGAAGATGTTGCGCTTGCCCTGCGGCCATCCGGCCTGGCGCCAGATGCGGCCCGAGGTTTCGTCCACTTCGAGGTCCTGCACCGGCGATCCGGCGCAATCGAGCGTGTACGCCGCATTGAGGCAGCCGGCGGACATGACTGGCCGGATCTCCCTCGCCGGCCAGGGCGACGCGCCGGCGGGAATCGTCGCGCTCCAGTTCGAGCCGAGCGCGTTGATCGCTGCGGCCAGCGTCGCAATGGTCGTGTACGCGGCGAATAGCAGCGAGGAATTGCCCGCGCTCGCGCCGCCGGCGACGATGAGCGTGAGCGCCGTCGCGGACGCGCTGATGACGGCATACGCCGCATCCGGAGACGTATTCACGATCGTCAGGCAGTCGCGCCGATCCACGCAGCAGCGGCGCAGAGCCGTGATCGGATAGTTCGGCAGCCACATCGCGCGATGATGTCCGCTGTCCGGCCATTGGACGTAACCGAGGTACGGCGCCATGTCCTCATTCCGCGCGCCGATCCCGTCCAGCCAGGCGAGATAATCGCGGCTGACGAAATTGCGCTGGCAGAAATGCTCGATCTCGCCGCTCGCGGCCTCGATCAGGCGAGCAAGGAGCGTCGTGTCGTCCGCGTGCGTGCCGAGATATGCTTGCACGTTCGCCAGCGTGGTCAGCGCGTAAGGATCGCTCATCCGTGCACCTTGATCTTGTCGAGTTCCGCTTTCGGGATCCGGAATCCGCCGGGCTGATGGCGCCGCAGCTCGATCCGCGTTTTTATCAGGTCATTTTCCGTCAGTTCCAGGCGCGCGGTCAGCGCCCGATTTTCGGCCGTCAGCTTTTCGATCTGCGCCGGCATCTGGCGCAGCATCGCGGCGATCATCTGCGCGATCAGGCGCGGCCAGAATAACGCCAGGCGAAACCACTTTTTCATTTGCGCGCCTTTCTTCTGTGATCCTTCGGCGGAATTCATTCTCCGCCTGCCAGTGCAACTTCTCAGCCAGCGGTGATCGTCGCCGCATCATGCCGAAGTCCCGATGACGTAGATATCGTAGGTGATCGTCGCAGCGCCGGCGTCAATTTTCAGGAGATCGCCGGTTCCTGGAGTGACCACGTATGCGTCTGTCGGCGACCAGAGCAACAGAATTCCGCCCGGCCCGACGATGACCGTATCCGTCGTTGCGCCGAACATCGAGGCGAGCGCATTTGCCGCCGCGCCGCCGATCGTCAGGGCCGCGCCGGAGAGCGTCGCCTTGTTCGCAATCACGAGACCGCGAATCTTCTTGAACGTGAGCACAGCGCCGAAGACGTTCACCGGACCGGCCGCGAAGTCCAGCGTTTCACTCGCACCGATCAGAGACCGCTCGTCGTACCAGACGAGATCGGCTTGCTCGGCGCCGGTCCCCTGCGCCAAGCTGTCGCTCAGGTCGAGCCGGAAATCATCCAGCGGCGCGCCGATGTCCGGCGCGTTCTGGTAGAGATGCTGGAGCACCAGCTTCAGGGTCATGTTCAGTGTCGTGCTCATTTGATCTGCGCGCCTTTCATCATCTTGTCCGCCGGCGCGGAGGTCAGCGCCTTTCCTTCGGACCCTGAGTTCTCAGGAGGAATGGGTGGCCGGAGCTTGCCATCGTGCCATTGCAAGGTCTTCGGATCGGCCGGCGCGGGCTTCGCGGCCGGATCGGCCGGCGCGGATACATAGGCCTTCGCGCTGATGTCGCTCATGGCTTTCCCTTCCGCAACAAGCACCTGTCCGGTCGCGACCGGCAGGTGCAGAATCATGCCGCGCGGATAACCGCCGTACTTCGTGAGCAGCCGGAATGGCGCTCGGTCAGCCATCGCAGCCTCTCATGCCGAGAAATAGAGAATGAATTGCGTCTTCGCCCCGGCGTTGGTGTTGCCGGAAATCTTCAGCGTCAATTTGTTGCTCGGCGCGATCACCGGCGGAACGCTCGTCGCGGCCATGATGGTCGGAATGTCTTGAACCGTCGCCGTGTCGAGCGCGGCGGCGAGTCCCTGCAACACATCCACGCCGTTCTCATCCACCAGCGAAGCGCTATAAGCGTTCGTCGGAGCCGGAGTGCCGGGCACGGCGGTCAGACGGCACAGGAATCCATCAATGCTCTCGGACAGCAGCGCGTTGGCAAAGCTGCCGTCGCCGCTGTCGAACGTCACCGCGAGCACGAGTTTCTTCACGGTGCCGAGATGACACCAGCTCTGCGCGACGGAACTGTCATGATTCGGATTCGCCATCGGTTCACTCCTCATTCATCGCGGCCCGGCCGGAGCCGCATCTCCGGCCGAGCGAGTTTGCTCATTTTTTCTTCACGCCCGGCCGCGCCGCGGAACGGCCGGGTACGCCTGGCTGCCTTTAGGTATTTTCCTTACACGAACTGCATCACGCGATACCAGTCGAGGGACATCGTTCTCGGCGTGGTGTCGCCATTGTTCATGCCGAACGAAAGCGAGAGCGCAGCGGACGGGATATTCGTCGTCACCGCCGTTCCGGCCACGCCGTTGAGATATGGGATTACTTTGGTGCTCTGGATCCAGAGACCGAGCCGCATCCAGGTGTTGTCCACCAGGTCCGTCCCGGTCACGGCAGCGGCGCCAGTCCCGGCCGCGCGGACCTGGAGGCGGATGTGCGCATCGCCGTTGACGCCGGTGAACATGATCACGTTGTCGGGCACGCTGGCGATGATGCTCGTGTCGAGCGCGGCCAGGCCGAGGAACCAATTCGGCACATTCGCCGTCGAGAGCTTCATCCGGGCCTCGAAGAAGATGTCCTTGTTCGCCGCCGGGAGGAAATTGGCGACGATATTCTGGCACTCGATGCCCGCGCCCGCATGCGTTGCGCCGACGAGACCCAGGACGCCGCCGGCTGCACCCGAGGTCATCACAAGCGTTCCGGCGTCGGTGTCCGTGAGCACTGTCACCGTGAATCCGCCCATCGCGGTGGTGCTGGTCAGCTTCGAGAGCATGAAGTGATCGAAGAGCCCGTAATAGTCCTGCGCGAAAAGCTCCGGCGCGAAGACGGTCCGGCAAAAGCCGTCGCGGCCCACGAGCGCGGAGTTCATCCATTCGCTGTTCCTGCTCATCAGTCGGCCCTTTCAGGCTGGCCGTCCCGCCGACTCGGCGGAACGACTGACTTTGAATGTGGATCCCCGCTCCACAACGGAGCGGGGATCCGTTTCACCTCACCCGGAGGACTCGTTCGCCGAGGCGAACGCCGGGCGCCGCTTGGCCGAGGATCTCCTGCCTGCAGCCAAGACTTTTCAGCCTCAGTCCACGATCCCGCTGACCAGCTTGTCCACGGCCTCGGCGTGCCGCGGCCCGTACAGGACCGCCATGCAGGCTGCAATGTTGCTCGCGCTGCTCAGCGCCATGTTGAGCCGGACGACGGGGAAGCCATCGCCGAGTTCCGCCCCCTTCACGTCCACCAGGTAGATGGACGATCCGGTGCCAGTGGTGCTCGGCGTGATGCTGGTCGCCGCCGCGCCGGCGGTGAACGTATCCGCGACGAGCGGGGTGTCCTCGCACTTCGCCCAGTGGTTCATCATGATGCCGGCGCTCGCGCCGACGCCGCTGATGAGCGGCGACTTGTCGAGCGTGATGATCCCCGAGCTCGCCGCGCCCTGGGCGATGTGAACGATGAAGAGGCACCCGAAGTACGCCTTCAGGCTGAGATACGCGCTGTGGACTGCGCCGGCCAGCGTCTGCGGCTTCCAGCCCTCGCACGCATGGACGTCTTCCATCAGAATGGTGAGCATCGTTCGATCCCTCCAAACTTCAGCTTCTCGGAACGTCTCGGGGACCGGGCCGATCCCGGTCCCCGCGAATCAACTTCAGGTGCGGCTCGCCAGCGCGACGAACGGGCTGACGGTGTTCACGGACCGGCGCGGCGTCAGCGCCTGGCTCCACCACGGCTGTCCGTCCGTGTAGAGCAGGAACCGGAACGCCGTCTCGTTGTAATCGAATCTCAGATGGATCGAGGCGTCGGCGACGATGCCGCCAGTCTGCGACGCCATCTGATTCGTCCCGATGAGGTACTCCTCGAAGTCGGCCAAGATGATGTCGCCGAGGGTGCCGCAGGTTTGCGGCTTCTCGCTGAGGATCACCGGGCGGCCGTAGATCGTGCCGTTCGGCGCGGACTCGATGCCGTTGATGCCGTTCGGCTGCCAGACCGGGATCCCGGCCGTGCCGATCTTCCGGTGCAGCCCTGCGAGCTGCGGGAAGCTGTCCAGCCCGACGAGCCAGATCGCCCGCTTCTGCGAAGCCGGGTTCAACCGCGAGAGCATCTTGTCGATGTTCTCTACAACGATCGTTCCGGCCGTCTGTCCGGTTTCCGGCTGCACGGTGACGAGGCACGGAGCTTTCATGATGCCCATCGCGCTGTTGGCGCCGTTGCCCCAGATGTTGCGGTCGTCTTCCTCGAACGCGATCGCTTCGCCGAAGAGCTTGAAGAGGAGCGGCTCCAGCGAGATGGGAGACCACTGCAGGATCGTGTTGTCCACGTAGCAGAGGCCATAAAGCTCCCGGAGCGTGAGCGTGATCTTTTGCAGTTTCGGCATGCTGCCGCTCATCTGCTGCGTCTTGTCGCGCCCGGCCGGCGTGATGCCGCCGTAGACGGACGAGACGTGCGAGATATCGTTGATGGCCGGGATCTGGATCGAGCCGGACATCATCGGCACCGCCGTGGCGCGCGGCCGGACGATGCTGTCTTCCAGCGCCCGCTTGAGCAGCGCCTCGCGGAACTCGACCGGGATGAGGAAGCCGCCGAACGAGCCGACATCCGGCCGCATCTCGTCCGAACCCGGCGCCTTGATGCTCCAGCCGTCGACGTCGAAGTTCTTCGAGGACCACTTCCGGAAGGCTTCCGTCGTCGAGCCGACCTGCCCGCAGCCCGCCTTGAAGACGTCGTAGGCGAAGTGCGAGAAGCCCTTGAAGCCGCCCTTCCGGTCCGGATCGGCGATCCCGCCGATCACTTTCGCCTTCTTCATCCGGTTCGCCTTGTCGGCATCCCACTTCTGCTTCTGGTCTTCGAGGAGCTTCTGCTTGAGCTCGGCCTTATACTCCTCGGGCGTCTGCTCGACGATGCGGTCCGAATCCACCAGCGCCTTCGCCAGGTCCTCATCGAGGTCCTCGATGAACTTCCCGGCCTCGACGTGCAGATCGCCGAAGTCGGTGTCCACCTTCACGCGGTACGTCTTTCCCGTCGCGGTAGGCATTGCAGTCATTCCTTTTCGCTAACCGCAATGACCTACGTTCTCCATCGGCCCGAGCCTGATCGTTCTCGTGCGCCAAACCGATCTCCGGCCCGCACAAACCGACTGAACGCTCCGATCGAAACAGTCCTTTTCAGCACTACGCCAGTGTGCATGGCAATTTCGGCTCTCGGCCGGCCTTCCAAAATGCCACAGGAAGGCCGGAAACCGTTTTAGAACGTTTCGCAAAACGTACCATGCCTAATCGTCCTCTGGCAGCTCAGCGAGCCTTCTGAGCGGCTCCCACGGTCATTTTGCCTCTGAGACGCGCCTGCTCCTCGATTTCGAGCGTTTCCGCATCGCCCACCACCCGCAAAGTCGGCTTCGCGGGCGGTTCCAGCGCGATAATCTTCGGCATGTGCGCCTTCGGCGGTTCCTGTCCATCCAGGATGCGCATCTTGCCGTCATCCGATTCCGGCTTTTCCGCCGGCTCGAACTTGATCGGCTTGAGCTTGTGCTCCGTCAGCCATTTCTTCGCCTGCTCGACCGTGAACTTCGCCGCGTCGAATCGGATCGCCTGAAGCGTCATCGAGTCGTCGCCCTTCAGCTTGCCGAAGATCGCGTGGATGCCTTTCCCGAACTTGTCGTTGATCCGGCGAAATGACTTCTCGTCGAAATCGCCCGGCTCGCGCATCCTTGCCGCGTGCTCGCTCGGATAGGGTTTCTGGCCGGTCAGGAACGCGCCATCGGCGCCGCAGGGATCGCCTTCGCTCACGCCGCACTTCGCGCCGAGGATCTCCGCCGCCTTGTCGGCATCTTCCTGATCGTGCTCGTCCTCGTAATGCTCCTGCGTCGTCGGCATGCCGACCTTCTCGCAGTGCTCGTTGAGGTGCTCCATGACGTCCGAGGAAGCGCCGTCTTTCACCGCCTGATCGCGCGCCGCCTTCAATCCTTCGACGTGGAGATAGAGCGTTCCGTCCGTGTGCCGGCCATGCTCGCCTTCCTTCGTCGCGCCCTCGACGTGATGGTGCGCGTACATCCACGTCGGCGGCGCGGTCGGATCGCCCGGATCGGCGAACGCCTTGCGCGGGAGCTTCGACTGATCCACGTCTTTCCATTCCGGCGGATCGTGATGCTGAGTGTGATCGTGCGTGTGGCCCTTCTCCATCCGTCCGGCCAGCGCCTTCAATTCCGGCGGAAGCCAGAGTCCCTTGCCGAGCGCCAACCGCAGCGCGTTCGGATTGCTCGGGACCGGGCAAGCCGAGTATTCCAGCATGTCGCACTCGTCGTAGATGCGGCGGACGCCGGCCCAATCCGGCCGCGCCTTGAGATCATCCTCGGTCGGCTGATGAAACTTTCCGCCGACGGGCATGAAGCCGATGGACCACGCCCGGAGAAAATCATCGGCGTAGAGATCGAAGATGCCTTGCGCGAATTCAGTCGCCGCGAACTTCGGCTTCGAGAGCAGACAATCCTTCTGCGTCTTCTCCCAGAGCGACTTTGCGATCGGCGGCTGATCGTATTTGTGCGCCCAGAGCACCACCGGATTGTTCCGATAATTCTTCAGCCCGATTCCGCGCGGGAGAATCACCTCATCGTCCCGATCGCGCGTGTCCGTCGAGACTTTCACAGTCAGCGTCTTCTCCGCGCGATCCACATCGTCCACCTTGCCGATGAAGGTCAAATCCTTCTGCTGCGGCGGCCGCGTCAGTGCGTTGCCCATCTCGTTCTCCTAAGCTGCAACGTGTTTCCAATGCCGGAATGCGATCCGGATCAGCATCTTCTCTCCAATGAGCACCGGCTCCAGCGCGCAGATGCAACGCGGATGGAGCGGCGGATGTGGCACGTCGGAATAGTCGCAGCGCATGTCGCCGCCGTCCGCGCCCGCGAGGATGTCGCCCTTCGCGGCGAATACTTCGCCAAGCTTCATCATCTCGCTGTCGGGACCGTATTGCTCCGCGAGCGCCCGGCAGAATTCGCACGCGGCCGGATCCGCATCCCAGTAATAGCCTGCGACCTGGCCGGACATCTTCCACGCCTCGACCGTGCCCGCATTCAGCGCGCGCGAGCCTTCGGTCTCAGCGATCGTCAGTGATCGCGACCGTTCGGCGTAATCGAAGACGCCGTTGATCCCGTCCGCGATCTCCTTATACGTCTGCCCTTCGCCGAGTCCCTGCTTGAGGACCTGCCGCACCTGGTCATACGTAGTCTCGTTGACGGCGTGCGAGAAGCGGAACGTATAATCGTCCAGGAAGCTCTGCACTTCCGGGCGCGCGATGTCGAAGCTGATCTGTGCGCCGATCTGTTCCGCGCCGGCGGCCGCGCCGGCTTTGATGTCCTGCTGGAGCAGATCGCGCGTGCCCTTCATGAACCGCTTCACCCATTCGTTCTGTTCTTTGAGGTCGAACAGCTTGCGGTCCGCGGACATGATCCGCGCGTAGGATGCTTCGGCGAGGACCTCTTTGCGCTGCTCGGCGAAGAGCGCCCGCAATCGCCGCGCCAGGCGCTCCTCATTCGCGGATGCTTTGATCGCCTTCCGGGATGTCGGCGTAAAGATCGAAGCGCGGACGATCCGCACCTGATCGCCTTCCGGATTGCGCGGCTGCGCGGGCGGCGCGGAGAACGCCGCCGGCGCGCGCTCAACCAACTGCCCGTCGAGCGCCGGATCCGCTTCAAGGTCGAATATTTTGCGGACCTCATTGACATAAACGATGCCACTCGTCTGCGCCATCGCCTGGCCCTTTTGCAGGTTATAGGCGCGGTCCGGCGGCACCGGATTATCGAACGCGAAAAACAGATCGTCGTCAAAGCGCGAAATGAAGTCACGGTTCAGGCGGCCTTCGACGCGCCTGCACTGGGGCAAAATCGCGTCGCGCATGAATGCGATGTCGCCCTGGACGGCGGAAGCGTCGGGCTTGGAGAGATCGAGCTTCGTCAGCGGAACGTGATAACACGCCGCGATTTCTTCCTTGCTCACCTTGCGGTCGGCGAGCGCCGCGAGCATCCGCATGTTCCCCATCATCGCCTCGAACTTGACCTTGAACGGCGCGATGGCGACCTTGCCGGCGTTCAGCGTGCCGGCGTACTTCTGATTCCAGATTTCCATCAGCCGTTTCCGCTGATCCTCATCAAGCCCCTCCTCTTCGGGCGATAGGATTCCGGCAGGCACGGCATTATTTTTGAAAAAGCGATCCGTGTAATCCTCGATGGTGGACTGGATCATCGTTCCGCCGTAAGCGGCGTGGCCCGCTCCATAGCCGAGGATCTGATGGATCGGGCTCGGCTGCCGAAAGAAGATCACCTCGTCCGTCTCGAAGACCGCCTGATTCGGCAGGAAGCCGAAGACATATTCATAGACTTCACCGGCGCGCGTCCAGTGCGGCCAGGTGTATTGGCTCGGCAAGACGGTGAACGCGCGGGGCAATCCATTGTGATCGAGATCGAGCGCCCAGAACGCCATCCCGCAGAGGTCAATATAAGTCGAGGTCAGCTCGATCGCGGAGAAGAAATCCCAACCCTCATTCACGTAATAAAGCGTGTCGAGCGAGGGATGCTCCATGACTTCGACGACCTCATCGGCGCCAGTGATGTACTTCTTGAGGCTGGAATCTCCGGCGAGATATTTCTGCTGCGCATTGCTGATCGCCTTGTGCGGGAAGAGCATTTTCTCCGCCGACTTCCGCGCGTAATACAGCCGGAGCGGAACCGTGGCGACGGCAATCGCCCGGATGTTCGCGCAGGCGTAGGTCCACGAACGGTATTGCCGGATCAGTTCCAGCGCGCGCTGCGGGATCCGCTCGCCGACGAATCCCTGCTGCCAATACTGGAAGATCGGATACCAGCCGTCAACGGAATCGAAGCTGACCTGGCCGCGGTCGAGCGACTTCTGCTCTGCCGGAATGATCTTCACGCCGGCGCGTTCGAGAAGTGCGAGTTTATCGCTCATCGTTGCCATCCCTTCGGCGCCGGCGTCGCCGCGTCTCCGCCGAGGATCAGGAATTCCAGGCTCACCGCCGCGCGGCGGATCAGACCGGCCAGTTTATCGTAGGCATCCGCGAGCCGCTGATGGTCAACCGCCTTCGTCCAGATGTACCGCTCGCCGCTCGGACTTTCGATTAGGACGCGCTTCGGCGCCTTCATCTGCTTGTAATACTCGCCCTGGATCAGCTTGTCGGCCGCGCGCGGGAGCCAGTTGCGGCGGTTGAGGATGTCGCTCGTCGCCGCGTCGAGCAGGCCGGTCCGGTCCACGCGGACCGTGCCTTCCTTCTCGTCCTTCTTCGGCTCCCGGATGGATTCCCCGGCGGCGAAGTCGCAGCGCCAGACGACGTTGCGCGGCGCCATCTTCTGGAACTCGATGGCCAATCGCGTTTCGGGCCGCGCGTCAATGACGCAGCTCGTGACATGGAACCTCTTGATGAGATCGAGGCACGGCTCCGGCCCGTTGAACCGGCCGATCAGCCGCGCACGGCGAATGCCCGGCTCCGGCGCGTCGGAAATTCTGACATCCCAGGTGCGCCCAACGTCGATTCCCATCGTGCAGGGACCCTCGGCGTTCTGCGCGAGATCGAAATCCTTCGCACATCCGTTCAGCAGATCATCGGTCAGCGTCGAGCCGGCCGGCGAATAGGACAGGCCGAGCAGCGAATTGAAGACGCGCGCCGTCTCGCTCGGATCGCCGTCCGCCCCGCACCAGGCCAGATAAATATCCCGGACCTGGCTGCGCGCGGCCATGAGCTTCGAGATGTGCCAGCCGGTGATCGCGTGGCCCGGATTCATCGCATGCCAGCCGCAGAATTTCCCGTCGCGTTCGAGCCGGTCAAGCGCCGCGCCGCACTTCACGCAATAGCAGCCGATGTCGCGGTCGAGATGTTTTTGCCAAGCCGCATCTCGCAGCTCGTACCGCCTGATCTCGCCCTTGTCGTCGCGCTCGACGCGCAGAACGTTGGCAAAAAAGTCGAGCGTCTGCCACGTCGCGCAGGCGCGGCACTTGACCTGCCATTCGCGCTGGTCGGATTCCAGGAATCGCGCGGAGATCCCGAATTCGTTGTGCGTCGGATTGCCGACATCAATCCGGCGGCGGAAGCGCTTGTCGGTGCCTTCGAGCCGGTCCGGCGCCATGACCAGGTTATCCTGGTCGCACTTGTCCACCTCGTCCACGATCAGCGTCTCGGCCGCGATCTCGACGAAGGACCGCTCCGTATCGGCGCTGACGAAGTAGATGGAGCCGGGGCCGAAGTTCTTGAAGCCCTTGTTGTCCACGTTTCCGATTGCTTCGTACATCATCTGCTGGTAACGCGGCACGAGCAGCATCGCGCGATTGACGCGCTGATCCACGAAGCGATTGCGGACATCGAAGGTCGGCAGAACGTAGAGCACGACGCGCCCGGCGGCGGCATCGGCAAGCGTGGTAATGATATTGAATTCCGAGATGCCGCATTGGACCGATTTCATCAGCACTTTTACTTCCGAGTCGTCGTCGTAGATCGGCCAGAGCCAGGGTTCGGAGAAATCGAGCGGGCGGCCCTTGGTCGAGACATGGCATTCACGTGCGAACTCCAGCCGGAGTTTGCGCGAGAGCGCCAGGCGGTCGCCTTCGGGCGCGATGGCGGCGCGCGGACGGGCCGAGAGGATATCCCTCTCGGCCTCGTCCAGGGCGGCGATTCCGCACGCGCGCGCGTTTTCCATTTCAGCCGTTGCGATCATCAGCTTCCCGTTGTCTTAACCGGTGAAAGGGCCGGACCGGGCGGCGCGGGCGGCGTCAGGGGCGTAGTTCCCGGATGGTCCGCCACGAGCACATGCACGACAATCCCGACAAGTGCCTCGAACGCGACGGCTGGCGCTCCGAGAACTTCCGCGAGGATTTTCTCGGCGATTAGGGCGTTGCCCTTTGCCGTCGCCTCCTTGATGAGGATGACCTGCCGCAGAGCAGCGGCCGCTCCGTAAACTACGGCCGTCCCGATGACCGTCAGAACAATTACGAGCCATGTTGGCATGTGTTTCTCACCTCCTTTCGTTATTGGAGCGGAATCGCTCCCTTGAGCAGCAGGTACGGGCCGCCCACCATGAGGACCAGTCCCGCCGCGTACATTCCCAGCACCATCAGGCACACTACCAAGCTTTCCCACCAAGTTGCCGCCGCTCCCTTGGATGACAGGAGCAACAGCATCAGCAGGATTCCCAGGATGGTAAGTATCAACCCCAAGGCAATGGACGCGCCAACCGTCAGTGCTTTCAGCCAGCCAGGACTCAAGCCGAAACTGGTTCTGCGTGATGTTCGCAATCCCCGCTTTCACTGTGCCAACGTCGGACGCAGTCGCCGCGTTGACCTTCATCATCGTGTCGAGATTCCCTGCGATCTTCGCCTGTTGCGCATCCGTGTTCTGCTGCGACTTCTGGATCGCCTGAATCGCCACCGTATTCTGCTGCGCGATGGCGAGCGTTTGCGCGGTCACGTCATTCAGTTTCGCCGCCGATGACGTATCCGGCGCGATCTTCTGCGTCTGATCCAACTTCTGCGCCGGCCCACCCAGGCACCCCGCCATGATCGCCACGACCACGAATGCCAAGAATGCGATTCGCTTCACGGCACGCCCTCCACAAAAATTACTTCGGCAGAGATTCCCGGTTACTTCCCCGCGAGCTTGTACCTGACCCATTCCGCGAATGCGTACATCGCCGCGCTGATCCCGGCGCCCTTCAGCATCGCAGCATTTTCCGCGTGCTTGCCGGCGGCCTCGGCGATCCGTTGCGTGTCTTCCCGCACTTCCTGCGCGAGCAACGCG